CATTAAGGTAGGAAGATCCGCAGCAGTATACCTTGTGAGGTTAGTCATTATAGTAGCTCCTTTAAAAGCGAGTTTGTTTTGTGTGGATCCTTTCGGCATCCGTATATAATTATAATAGATCATAAAAGAAGACGGGTAGGAAACCCGTCTTCTTTTTATTCGGCATCCTCTACTTTTTTCTTTTTAGCACCAATATTGTATTTGGTCTCAAGAATCCAATCACCCTTTTCTTTAAAAGATATAACTTTAATTTGATTTAAAGGAGCAATATCTACAATTTTTTCTGCTTTAGTAACAGTAATAAGTCCCCAATCAGAAAGAAGTTGAATAATTCTATTTCTTCTTTGTACATCATTTAATGTCAAATTTGCATACTTACCATCAAGTGCAAAAAGTTCCTTAAAATGAACAATATAATAACGACCTTGTTTGTGAAGGATATGACAAGACTGATAGATTTTCTTCTCTTTACGTGATGCTACTCCAATACGAGTTAGTGTCTCACGAACTTTAAGGAAGTCATCAGGTTCATTAAGAACCACTTCAATCATTTGTTCGGGTGTCCAATTCACAATAGGTTCAACAATAGCAGTCATTTCATTCCTCCAGTTTCAAATTTTGATTTTATAAAATTGATTTGCTCTTTTGTTAAAATTTTCAAAGCTTGTTTTGCCTTTTCATCGCTATAACCATAATAACGTTTAATACAATCAATATCTTTAATTGTATCTTTACGAATCCAAGGAGAAAATCTTTTCTTTTTTCTCAAAATATTTATATAAAAATCATATTGCATCTTTTTTGGCAAAAAATGAAAAATATTCATTTCATTTGCAAACATTATTGCATCAATATGACCAGAAAAACACCGATTGATAATGTAAGGAGGATACTCTTTTTCTATTTCCGAATCTTCATCAATCAAATTGATTTTTGTTTGGTTTATTGAATTCAACCAATCTTTAAGTTCAACTTTCATAATCAGGTTTGTTATACTTTAGATACTCAAAAAAAGTAAGTTTCATTTCTTTATGAGTCATACCACAATGCTTTGCAGCAGCAGGGAGAGTCATTTTAGCACGAAACAATCCTTCATTTGCTTCTTTTACATTCTCGGGAGTTGTTTTAGCTGGTATCTCATAAAAATTTGCTCTATTAATTTTATAAGGATTCATTTGAATTCACACTCCATCATTATTTCTGTAAAAGCAGCAAGAAGATTTATTTCCTGGTCAGCAACGAACGCACATTGGTATTGATACTTAGCAATAACAAGAACGGCAGCAGGGATAGATGCGGGAACAAGGCAATCGTAAGAGGAGTCATAAACCCTGCGAAGTAAACTAGAAGCATCGTTGTCCAAGTTGGAGACCACCCACTTTCTGACTTCAGAAAAGTTTTTATCTTTAAGATTTTTAACAAGTTCATTTACAGATACATCAGAGAAAGAAGCAAGAATTCCTGAGTCAATTTTACCACCAGTAGAGTATCGTTGAATCTCATTCAGAACTCTTCGGAAATCAGGGAAATGTTTTGTAACCAATTCTGCAACGACTTTTTCATCATAATCAATCTTTTCCGCATCCAAGATTGTTTGAAGTCGTTGAAAGAAACTTCCTGCAAGTTGAACTCTTTGCTTCCCTTTGATGGTGAAGTCAATGACAGCACATCTTGAGTGAAGAGGTTCAATAATCTTGTTTTTATAGTTACAGGTGAAGATGAATCGGCAGTTGTTATAAAATGCCTCAATATTTGCCCGTAGTAGGAGTTGTACATCTGCGGTCGTGTTGTCACTCTCATCCACAATAATGACTTTGTGCCTACCATTTCCTTGAAGTGATACGGTCGAAGCAAAGTTCTTTGCTTGGTTCCTGACAGTATCCAAGAAACGCCCTTCGTCGGATCCGTTGATGACATAGTAATCTGCTCCTAACTGTTCGCATAGTGCTTTCGCAATCGTAGTTTTTCCAATACCAGGAGGACCCGAAAGAAGAAGATTAGGAATTTCGCCTTTTTTGATAAAGTCCAAAAAAGTTTTTTTAGTATCCTCTGGAAGGATACAATCTTCCACCTTTTTTGGTCTCCACTTTTCCACCCACAAAAAATTGTCACTCATTAATAAACTCCATTCAATACATTCCAAATACTTCTTTGACTTTTTCCCATAATATCAGCAATTTGTCTTTGAGACAAACCTTGATGAGAAAGGTTGGTGATTTCTTCTTTTACTTTATCCTCCATTTGAACTACTGCTTTTTTTGAATTTACTCTTCCCACTTGAGACCTTCTTGTGTTTTCTGAACGAGGCAACCATCTTAAGTTTTCTACTTTGTTGTTGGTTTTGTTTTCATCAATATGGTCTATACACCAATCTCTACCTTTTGGTCTTGGTTCCCCCCAACATTCTACCACAAGTTGATGTAGGCGTTTTTCACGAACTACAACATACCCATCTCGTTTATCAACTCTTCCAATAGGTTTCACATTTAGAATTTTACCACAAGCACTAACATAAATGTCGGGATAAGTTTTTGATTGTTTGTAGATAATTCCGTCAAGTTCCATTAGAAGAGTTGTAACTAATATTATTTATAACCAAACGACATTTAGTGTAGTTTGGATAATCAAATCTCACCAAGTTTCATACTCTTCATTTCATATTCTTTATATTCACCATCCTTATCAACTTTATCTTCACATCTAATATAAAAGATAATGTTAGTACCACTCGAAAGTTGTTCTTCAATTCCTTCCATAGTTCTATATTTTCCAGTTCTCAGTTTTTCTGGAAGAGAATTAAATGCGTCTTCAAGAGTTTTGATTTGTTCTTGTGTTAGTTCAATCATAATTTAATTTACCCAAGATGGTCGCCTTGACGGCATACGAAGATAGTTATCGGAAACCCAAGGTTTGGATGCGATATATCGTTTGTATGCTTCAAATGTGTCAATAGTGTCGTCAAACTTCCACTCCTCAGGCATAGCACGGGCAAATGGTGTTACTTCAGTAATCTTACCTTTAGGAAAAAGATAGTAAGCATCTACAAGAGTCTTGTAGCAAGAATGAACTTTATTGTACCGCAGGCAGTACTCATCCGACAAGTTCAGTCCCCATTTAATTAACCAATAAGCATTATGGATACTATCCATTGCCCATTTAGTACAGGGATGATTGCGGAATGCTCCCTTTTCTGTCTTGTAAGGAGTTCCGTCTGCTTTAGGAAGAGTACCATATCCGTGACCCCATTTCTCTGATGCTACGATAGAGAGCATTTGGCAGCACTCTAAAGGCATCTTGACAACGTGTTTGTCTGGGAGGCAAATGGCACTTTCCGCAGGAAATGGTGAGGTGGCAAAAATATTCATAATATAAAATTAAAAATCAATCAAAACTAGAATCTGGTTCTAGAGCAATATAATAGTTTAGATTATACTTTTCGTTTGTAAAACGAGACAAAAGTTTACGTGAAACAACTACATCATAAGTACCTGGAATGATCTTAATATTCTCTACCTTGAAATTAAACGTAAAAGTAGAATTGGTTTCACCAACTACAATAGAATATTCGTTTGAGGTATCATTCTTTTTATCACGAACAACAAGACGAATTACACCTGCTTCACCGACTGCAGAAAGATCTGGAAGTTGATAAACAGCAGATGCCTTAATAAGTTTATCAAGTTGAGAATGTTCTAACTGGAAGCAAACATCTTCAGATGGAAGAGAAATTTGCTTTTCTGGTGGAGAAACAATTACTTCAGGATCAGCAAAAAAGTATTTTACCCTTCTTTTTCCTTCACGAATAATTACGTGAGAATCATTGGCAAAATCAAGATCTGGATCTTGGTGCAAGTTCAGTCCATTCAAAAATTGATTGAGGTCATAAATTGCAAAATCCTTTGGGAATTCTTCTTTGATTTCTGCCTCTGCAAGAATATTTTTCATCACAGAAATAGTACGAAGACTAGAACCAGACTTAACCAAAATTGATTGATTGATTGAAGCAAAGTTCTTCAGAATAGTAATAGTAGATTCAGAAAGTTTCATAGTTTGGGGTTTCAATTTCACTTGTTTTCAATAAGATTTAGATGATTAATCAAAAGAATTGTGTAATGCAAAACTTTGAATAGATCAGCACGAGGAGTTCCTTTTGTATCATACCTATCAATATACTTGGTCACGTTACCAGCACAAA